GTCGGGAAGTCAGCCCATAGTCTGTGATCAGAGGCGAACAACGAAGGGACTTAATCACCCCTTGCAGTTTTGCTATTCTGGTCATCTAGATAGGGCATGATCCTCGTATCCGGCACTGATAATGTCGGTCATAAGGTCATGCCTTGTCTTCAGTCCAATGGCTGATGCGGGGAGCAAGTTGTACTTGCTTCTCGAGTTTGCCGGCCTACCAAGCACGAAAGTGGTTGGAGGCAAGCGGTAAAGCTAATGTCTGCCCTTGAGGCAGGTAGATGTTGGCCCAAACCCACTCTAACATGTGCCTCAGAAGGAGGTGCACGTATGAGTAGATTTAGGAGCATGAACCTGGATTCGGATCCGGTAACGTACCGGGCCACACAGTTTTATGTAACCGAAACTTGCGCGGGTAAGTCCTATACGGCGAAGCCAGACATCTGGTCTGGTACTTATACGCCGAGGGCTGAAACCCGTACGATGACGGATATTGAAACTGCCGGGTTCTATGAACTGCGTAGTAAGGGAAAGATTGTAAACTCCCCGATGACGCAGACTGTCGAGATTGTGGAGGACGATTTAGTCGATTACTACCAAATGACCGGTAGATACAAAATCGATTGTACGCCCCCCAGACAAATCATCGATGGTATTACTTTCCTGAATCAGGGTACTGTACCGTCGTCAACTATGTTGGCACAGTGCAACGTTACCCTACAAAGTCCCTTGTCTTATGACCCGCAATCGAAGATAGATCAAGCTGTTTCACAAGCCTGGTCTAACATGAGCTTGGACGAAGTTCAAGCCCTTGTGATTGCCGCCGAGATGGATAAATCCATTGCATCCTTAAGCAGTATCCTCACTCGCATTATTAAGATCTTGCGAGCTGTACGTAAAGGCGATATCAATTATTTAAGTCGCCAGATTACGTTTAAGGAGTTAGCTGATAGGTACATGGAAGTTCGTTATGCCATCCGGCCTACATTGTACGACGTCGCTGGAGTCATGACCGCACTTAATACTTGCGGAAATGATTGTAATACCAGACAGACGTTTAGGGGTCATAAAACGTACGGAGACCAGGAACACTCCTCGGTCCAGCATGACTGCTGGTCTTGGAGTTACGCAGGTACTTGGGTGGTGAAAGCTACCCTTACACGTACCAGCGACCTTCAGGTCGACGTCAGGTCAGGGGTTCTGGCCGCGGTTCAAATTTTGTCGAAGTTGCCCTATTGGGGACTTCACCACCCGGTCGAGGCTATGTGGGAACTTATTCCGTATAGCTTCGTAATAGATTGGGTGTTGAACTGTAGTCAGATTATAGCGTCTTGGACCCCAGAAGTGGG